TACCGCTTCAACTTGTGACAGGGTGGGCGCGAGTTCCGTGCCTTCATCTGCCGCCTTCGCTAAAGCCAATACATCTGCTTCGGATAGGTTAGTCAATTCCGCCATTTTGACCCTTTCTTACTCTGCCACTAGGGGAGTCATTCCCAGTAGTAGGTTAATCGACGATCTGTCCTTCGACCCCATCCGTATCGTCGGTCTGGATGGGCGAGTTTGTTTTTCGGGATGCAAACGATTCAAGAACCGCTACACATCCCCTAAAGCCTTTAGCATACCCGCAAGCCAACGCAAGTGCCTCGCTATCCTTCTCGGTGGCAGAGGCGTTATTGCGCAAAGTAAGGTTAAGCAAGATGGCGGATAACTTTAGGCCGGTGGGGGTTGTGAGGAATCCAGTCCACGCCTTCTCGTCTTCGCTGTTCCACACAGGCTCGTTAACCCACGCTTGGTGACGGATAAAGGATAGTATGGCGCGGAGTTTTCTCATGGTAGGTCTTTAGCTGCAAACAGCACGTTATAGACAAATTCTTTATTGGGAAGTGGTTTGCCAACCAAGGATTCTGGTTCTTCTTTTTCTAGTAGATAAGTAATATAACCAAGACTTTCCATGTACTTGCGCAAGGCTTGTCCAGAGCTACCCATCTGATGTAACCCAAATTCGTGAATCTCAGCCACAACAAACGGCTGGTGCGTCTTTAAGATTTGTTCCATCCCGCGCAGAGCTAATTCCTCTGCCCCTTCCACATCCACCTTAACCAGCTTTAATTTTGACAGATCCCTGCCAGCAAGCTCTACATCCAAGGATGCCATATAGGTAGCTATCCTAACTGGATTCTCGCGGCTCTTAACATTGTCACCAAACTTACCGCAATCCCACAGCGAATGACCGCCATCACAATCTTGGTTTTGATTGAACACTACCATCTTGGATTGATCGCCAACTGCCCAGCAGTGAGGTGTAATGTTGCGCAAATTGTTAACTTGGATGTGTTGTAACAAGTGCAGATAATTTTTAGGTTCTGGCTCGAAAGTGTAGACCCTGCCAGACACGCCAACCAGTGCCGAGGATACTATGGAAAAGAAGCCAACGTGACCGCCAATGTCGATGAAGGTATCGCCTTCTTTAAGCAGGCGCTTAAATAGTAAGAATGTTTCTGGCTCGTATACGCTTTCTTTTGCAAAATACTTGAGCATTAGTTCTTGGCCGAATTGTTCATCGTCCAAGAATAACTTTACCCGCTCTTGCGGGGTTACATTAAATTCTACGTTCTTAATCAAGCAGGCATCGGCGCGGCCTGTTGCATCGGCTGACCCTCAGTAGGTGTTGCCCCTACCGCTTGCCCTTGTTGGCGAGTGTCTGCCTTGGCCGCATCACGAAGCTGTTTCTGGATAGCGCGGGATGTGTTGGGATCGATCTGTTCCAACGCCTGCAAATGCTGTTGTAAGTGCGCCATTAGAACTTGCATTGCACTCTGGTCGACCGGCTGCTGGCGGAGTTGAGCCGCTTGGTTAAATGCGAACAGAACAGATATATGCGCTTTGTGATCGTCGCTAGGCTTGATTGCGACTGGGAATCCAGTGGCGAGCATCGTTGCAATTTCAGTCGCTTGATCTTCAGCTTGGTCTCCAGAAGCGGCTTGCGGATCTTGGAAGAGTCTGCGGACCAGCGAGGGATCGTCTTGTTCAAGCACCGACTTTACCAACTCGCCTTGGTTGATGTAAACATTATTTTGGAACATCTGCATCCGCGCTACTGACTTCTGCAAGGCAAACTGGCGGTTGATGAAGTCCAGCCCGCCCTTTGGCTCAATCGAATACTCTGCGTGGATGCCGTCTGGAACCATCTGACCAGTCTCTTCAGCGTACCTAAACAGCAAGTCCTCCTTGGCGTACTGCACATAAAGCGACCAGCACTGCCTAAACAAGTGCGACAGGCTCATCCTAAAGATGCGGTTACGCAGATCGCCCGAAGCAGCCGCTTGGGCTTGGATAGCGGCAACCTCAGTCGCAGTCTTGCGATCCGAGATTTGGTACTGCGAGCTAGCACCCATATCAAACTGACCCATGCGCTGTTCAGCCGACATCTTCTCCTCCATCATCAAACGCTGGAAGTCGAAGGGTGGTTGGCTAAATTGTACGGGCTTTAAGCCTTGGGGCAGGATCTGCCCAGGTTGCATCTTTAGATTTGCCGTGTTGAGCGAGATTGGATTCTGTGCTTCAAAGACGGGTCGGTTGGCCAGTTCAACGTAGTCGCTCAATGAGTTCTTGAGTTTGTTGAGCAGGTTCTCACCAGGGAGGAGGATTTCTGCGACTCCTCTGGGACTGTACCAACCGCCCCCTGTCAACTCATAGGGGAAATCGACAAAAGGTGGTTCGCCGTGTTCGTAGGGTAAGGTGAAAGGTTTTCTAACGTCCGTCTCCACATCCAGCGGGCTGTAGGTTTCAACCTTCCAGCCGTCCTTGGACGGGGTGTAAAGTTCCCACAAGATGATAGTATCATTGCCCGACTCCTGCGTAATCCCTTCCCGCCTGTAAATCTCATCTTGAATCTCGCTGCGTAGCCCAACCGATTCGTTGACCTTGCCGCTGATGCGTTTGACAAATTCCTTGTCCTGCTTGTAAAGCGAGTTGGTCTTGTAGCTGTCGACTGAAATAGAAATGATGTGAACGATGAAATCTGCATCCGCCAAGTTCTTGCAGTAAGCCGGTACGACCACGTGGAACGGGTCAATTGCCTCAAAGGCAATCTGCTTCTTGTCCTCGTTCCAGACTACCTTGGCTAACCCGCGCCCGTAGAGAAGCAAGTTGTCGATGACCGAAACAATCTCTTTCTGGAAGTTAGACTGCTCGCGCATCTTGTAATCAAACCAACGCTCGGCAGATACGGTAATCGGGGTTAACTGCTGGCGCATCGGGACGAAGCTGGAAAGGATGTCATTGCCAATTGCGCTGTTGACGAAGCTAGGTTTTAACTTCTCAATCGCGCCGTCAATTAGCTGAACGTGAAGGTCAGCGGCGGTAGGCCAAGGTTTAGTCTTGCGCCTAACCCCAAAGTATCTGGCTTGGTAAAACAACCGCTGGCGGTTCTCCCAAGTCTCGCGCTGGTTTAAGCTATCAATGATGCGCTCATGATATTCAGTGCGGCGGGTATATTTATCGCTCATTTGTTATCCTTATTAAAGAAATCAGAAAGTTTTGAAATATAATTCATTTGGTCTTCTGTCGCATTTTGACCGCTAGTATCTCCAGTAAACAGCCTTGCCGCTATAGTTGCTTTTCTGTCATCTTCACTTGCGTTTTTGTATGTACTATTATCAAGATATTTATTCTGTTCTTCCGTAAGATCAAAGCTAGGCTTCTCTACTTGACCAGTTCTAATAAGTATTCTTGTTGCTTCGTTTTTGATTACGGAATCTTTTTGTTGCTCGTTTAGGCTCGAATATGGATTAAGAATAATTTTATTATCTTCAGCAGCCATCCCAGTTACATTTCTATTCTTGTCAAAATAATCTAGCTCGCTTTGAAACGGCTCTCTCAACAAATCGTATGGGTTCATTTGTTACGCTCCCTACTCAATTCAAATGACAGATCGTTGACGTAATGTAAAGCACGCTTTGCCCAAGCGCGTACTTTTGGATCAGCAGTACGGACAGCAGAATAGTTTTCATCTCGCATTAAGGACTCAACTGCCCCCGTTGTGTTTGTTACTGGGGTCGTTGTTGCGCAACCACCAAGACTCACCAGGCAGATCACGGTCAATAGCATCACGGTTCTTGCGCCAATCGCCTTCAAGGTTCTGGGTGCGCTTGTCTTTCCAACCTGGGATGATGCGAAACACGGCTGCGATGATCTCAAGGATTGCACGCAGCACAAAAGATTATTTGATATTTAGCCCGATTGTCTTTAGGAAAGACACAATCTTTTCCAAGAAAGAATCGTCAGCGGGGGTGGGGGTAAGTTTAACAATGATGCGTGCGGCCAAGACAACGCCACCAACAGCGGCGACAATCTCTTGCCAGTTTGCGGTAATCCAGTTCCATATATTCATAGTGTTTATCCTCCTGCGTCAAAGCCAGCCATAACGGGGTCACTCGCCTCCGACATGATCTGACTTAACATCCGCCAAGTTGGACGCTCGGTGGGGAAAGTCAAGTCAAGGTTAACATTGCCACCACTTAAACACAAAGCAAGGGCATCGGCTCGGTCGGGTGAGGCTAGTCCCCTAGACCGCATCGAGTCCTTAGACTCCACGCCCAGCTTGCCTTTGCTGTTGGTTATCGTGCGCCGACAAGTTAACTGCGCGGTTAGGTCCTCGTCCTCTGGCAGTATGACTTCAGCCGCTTCAATCTTCTTGGCCATCGTGTACCACATCTCAGCCGCCCTATTGGTATACGCATCGGTGTCGTAGGCGGTAGAGCCAAAGTTAACTCGGTTAACCTCCCAGCCCGCCTCAGCCAACGCATCGCACATCGGCATACCCAAGCCACTTGCATCCGCATAAATGTCCTCTGGCTTTAACCCAGCTTTCTTAAATTCCACAATAAACCTACCCACCGCAGACATCGTATCCCTTTCGCGCCATGCGATCATGGGTAGCACCTTGTTGCCGTCACTTATGCAAAGCACGTTCTGATCGCCACCAGCAGCAAAGTCTACGCCAGCTCTGCGGGTTCCAGGCTTAAAGTCGGGGGGTTGGTTGTGGCAGTTCTGTAGCTGGGTCAGACTAATCACCAGACTCTCCGCCCCTATGTCGACAAACTCGCCGTACACCATTGAGCGGGTCAACGGGTGTTTCTCGCCATACCGCTGCACCACTTCCTCAATCTGCGTTGGTGTGATGTGGGGGCAGTCAAAGGCGGTGACAGCGTGCTTACTCCACATATTTGCCTCCTTGGTAAACGCTCGGTAGAACGCGCCGCTAGTCCCGCCTGGGCTGGATGCGATCAAAAGCCTAGTTGGTTGACACCGGCTGATAGCCTCAAACAGCGGGTCGGCTACGGTCTTGGCTTCGTCCACCACCATCAGCAATGGATGAGAATCGTGGTCTTCGGCGTGCCAGCCTTCAGCACGCCCTGCATCGGTCGCTGAGTAGCCGATAATGCGTGATGTGTTGCCGTTGGGGTGGAGGTAGCGGATCTCGCCAGATGTCACTTCCCATGCCCCGCCGAGTTTAGAAATGTGATGGCGCAGGCTAGGCCAGAGTTGTGATTCCACCTGACGGAACACGCCAGCGGTCGTGACAGCAATTGAACGCTGGTAAACGAGCGCGTGCCATATCAAAGCGGCTGCAATTACGGTGCTGGTCTTGCCAGAGCCGTTGGCTGCACGCAAGGCTACGCGACAGTCCTTAGGCTCTAAATCGCGTAACACCTTTCTTTGCCAGTCATACAGATTGATGCCAAGGGCGTTAGAGGCGAAGTTGGCTGGTTTGGCAAGGTCTTCTAGTATCTCTTCCTGACTGCGCTTTGGAGGCTTTGGCATAGGTGCAAGTTAAGACCTCTTTTTGTTTTGAGCCACAATTATTTGGGGGGGGTTATGCGTATTAAACGGCGGCTGGGGGCGGTAGGGGGGGCGTGGTGGTGGGATACTTGGCAAGGCTTTCTGCTCTAGGCTTTCGCCTTCTCATGCAAATTTTTCTAGGCCGAGGAATTTTTATTGGTGTTGGTGTTACAATAGTTTGCGTGTCAGCTGT